TCTACGTGGGCAAGCGAATTCGCACAGGGGCGTAAAACCCGATGGTTGCCTCGATGTTTTGCGGCGTCGATGCTGGGCGCCTGCAGTGTGCACAGGCGCCACGCCCAAAATGCCCATTACGACAAAAACAGGCGTCGAGAAGTTCATAGAAGATTCGGCGGCGCCGAAACTCCTTGATGGCAGTGCGCGGATTTGGCAGCGGAAACTTTGTTACTACCCATTTCCGAAGCAGCAGCGGTTTCACTATTCGGGCGCGAAATACCGATTGTTCGGCGGGGCCGCGGGGCCTGGTAAATCCAAGGCCTTGATGATGGAGGCAATTGTCCGGGCCAACGAGCATCCGGGTGTGAACACGTTGCTGCTGCGGCGGACCTTTCCTGAGTTGGAAGCATCGCTGCTGCAGTATTTTCGGCGCGACATTCCTCGCGAACTCTATCGCAGCTATAACGACTCGAAGCACGTCGTCACCTGGTTCAATGAATCTACGACGCAGTTTGGATATAGCCGGTCGGAGAGCGATATTTATCAGTATCAGGGTGCCGAGTATCTCTTTATCGGCATCGACGAACTGACGATGTTTACGCTGGCGCAGTGGCAGTTTCTTACTTCGCGGAATCGTTGTCCTGTATCGGGCGCTCGCCCCAACATGGCCGGTGCGACAAATCCTGGAAACATTGGGCATGCGTGGGTGAAATCGCTGTGGATTGATAAGCAAGCGGCGGCGGGGATGGATTCGCCGGGCAAATACGATCCCGGCGATTATGATTTCATCCCCGCGCGGCTTTGCGACAATCCGATTTATGCGGCGGACGTGAACTATCTGAAATCGTTGGACGCCTTGCCGGAAAATCTGCGGCGCGCATTTCTCGAGGGCGATTGGACGGTTTTCGCTGGGCAGTATTTCGATAATTTCAATACTGCACTCCACGTGAGTCGTCCTGAGGAGATTCAGTTCGAGCCTTGGTGGGCCAGATGGATTTCGATTGACTGGGGATTTGAGCATCCTGCGGCGGTTTATTGGCATACGGCGGCGCCTCGTGTCGGCGAATCGGCGGGCGGCGAGCTGGGAATAGGGGCCGCAGCTTGCCGGACGGTTACCTACCGAGAATTTACGGGGCAGCATATGTCACCGCGTGAGCTGGCGGCGGCGATTCTGGATCACAGCGTCGATGAAAAGATTTCGGCGGTTTATCTTTCGCCTGACGCGTTCGCGCGGCACACGGATCACGAGACGATTGCCGACCAGATCGGGAACATGTTCGTGGCGTTTGGACTGCCGCGTCCGGTGCCAGCCGATAACGATCGGGTGGGCGGCTGGATGCTGATGTATCAAATGCTGGAAGCCGAGGAGTGGCTGATCACGTCGAATTGCGTTGAACTCATTCGTACGTTGCCGAATTTGGTGCGCGACAATGTGCGGGTGGAGGACGTTGCGAAGATCGACGGAGACGATTCGGCTGACGCTGCGCGATATGGGCTGAAGTCTCGGCACTCGCGCGTGGCAGCTGGCGATGCGCCTTACGAGCAGCGATTGGCGGCACGAGTTACGTCGGGCGATCCGACGATACGGGCGATTCAGGCGCGCAAGGCGCAACTGGCTGAGCATGATCACAGTTCGCCGATCCATTTTGCTCGTCGACAGCGCTAGGCGGCGAGGTAATTAATTTCAAATGAGTTGGGGCAGACATCTACGAGAGTTTTTCAAATCGCGGTATGCGCGCGGGTTGGAAGACGAAGTCGCGCGGTTGCGAATTGAGAATCGAGCGATGATGAACTCGATTCTAAGTATAGCGGGCCTGCCGCCGTTGCGACTGGACGCGGGAGTGGCGCGAGAGAAACATCGCACGGAGATCGAAAAAAAGGCTCGGCACAGCGGACCGCCGGCTATTGGGCAAAAGCCCGCGGCGAGCGGGCATCGACCAGGCGAGTCGAGAGAGCAGCGGAATTCGATGGTGGCCGGCGTAAGTGAAGGGCCTATGCCGACGGCTGTAGGGCAGGGGATCGCGCTTCCGGCGAATGCGCACCGGAGGCGAAGTTGGCAGCAGATCAACCGAATACTGGAAATCGAGGAAATAAGGCAGATTACCAACCGAGATAACTCGGACGCTATGCAGCCGAGACGGGGCTAGGTGTTGAGCGGGTTCTTTAAACGCTATTCTACGAAGTAATCTCACTCAAATAGTTCACTCAAGCTAGATTTACGAGGTCGCATGCTTAACGATTCTTCTATTCGTTTTCCTGGCGAAGCTCCCGGCGCTGATGCTTCTGTAGTACCGGTCGAAGGGCCGGCGCACACTATGCCCGCTTTGCTCGACGACCCCGTCTCGCATCTTGAAGCCGCGGCTTACGGAGAGAATTACGAGTTCCTACCGGAGCGGCTGCAAGCGGCGCTGCGGCGCATCGTGCAGGATTTCACGAGTGAATCGGAACTCTCGCGGCGGGAAGAAATTCGACGGATCAAGAAGGCGCATCAATTTTGGCGCGGGCTGCAGTATTTGTGGTGGAGCGAGCGAGATCAGAATTGGCATTTGCCGTTCGAACAAACGACTACATCTGAGACGTCTTTGGAGGATTTGCCGCGCTACGAGTTCGTAACGAACATTTACCAGGCGTTCGGGTTATCGATCATCGCGGTGCTTTCGCAGGATGTGCCGCAGGTGCGCTTTTTTCCGCAGTCGGCGCAGGCAGAGGAGGATATTGCGGCGGCGAAATCGGCCACTGAAGTGGCGCAACTGGTAGAGCGGAACAACCGCATCGGGAATTTGATCGTGGATGAATCGTTTCAGCTTTGGACTAGCGGAAAAGTTGGGGCTTATGTGCGGTATGTGGTGGATGGGCAGCGATTTGGATTCCATCCTGAGATGCAGATCGGGTTGCGGGATGTCGAGTTGAGTGGGGCGCACTGGTCGTGCGGCGATTGCGGTGGGGTGGTGGTTGGTGAGCAGGGCGGGCAGGCAGCGAATTCGCCTGGCCGAAATGCGGGAGGGTCAGAAGGCCCTCCCCTGCAGGATCAGATCGAATCTCGAGCCTCGTTATTGCCTTCCGGCGGTGTCGCGTCACCAGCCATCAGCCCTGCCTCTGGGGCCGTGACGCCGCCTACTCCCCCTCCGGGAATCTGCCCGGATTGCGGTGCAGCATTCGAACTAGGAGATTGGGTGCCTGCGGACGTAGTTACGATTCCTTCGGCCGAGACTCGGTTGCGAGTCCCCAACGGACAAGAGGTGGTTACCATCGTCGGAGGATTGGAGCTGAAAACTCCGCCTTGGGCTAACGAGATGCATGAGTACCCGTTCCTGCAGTGGAATATGGAAGTGCATCAGGCGCGCTTGAAAGCTGCTTATCCGCAGGCGGCGGATAAAATTGGACCACCCGTGGCTAGCGGGGCGGTGCAGTACGAGAGGCTGGCGCGGTTGGCGCAGTCGCAGGGCGGGCCTTTGACCGAGGGCGGCGACTACAACATGAACTTGATCACGTTCCAGCGAACGTGGTTGCGGCCGTGGGCGTTTTACCAGTTGGAAGATAAAAAGTTGCGGGACGAATTACTGGCGTTGTTTCCGGATGGGTGCTATGTCGCGTTTGCGGGGGACACATACTGCGAGGCGCGAAGCGAGAACATGGACGATCACTGGCGCGTGTTGCATGCGCTTCCGGGGGATGGATCGACTGGTCGTCCGGCGCTGGGCGATGCGCTGATTTCGGTGCAGGAACGGTTTAATACTCTTTCGAATATTCAGATTGAAACTTACGAATACGGGATCCCGCCGATTTACGCGGATAGCGAAGTGCTTGATTTTGACGCGCTGCAATCCACCACGGCTGAACCGGGCGCGCATTATCCGGCGCGGGCGAAACCTGGGCAATCATTGGCGTCGGGATTTTTTCAGCCGGCGCCGGCACAAATTCCTCCTGATCTGGCGATGCACTCGGCCAATTTGATGGGACCGGTGGCGCAATTCTTGACGGGGGCATTTCCGGCGCTCTTTGGCGGGGCAATGGCTAACACCGACACGGCGGCCGGCTACTCAATGGCCCGCGACCAGGCTATGGGGCGGATCGGACTGGTGTGGCGGAGAATGAAGTTCTTTCACTCGGACGTGATGTTGCTGGCGGTGGATTGTTTCCGGAAGAATCGGCCAAGTGATGTGGAGACGACTTTGCTTGGGGCGGGGTCGGCTTTTGAATCGAAGTGGATTCGATTGGCGGACTTGAAGGGGAATTTGTTTTCTTATCCTGAGACTGATGAGCAGTACCCGACGCTCTGGTCACAGCAGAGAGCGGTGCTTCTGCAACTTTTGGGAAGTCCCGACCCGCAGCTGCAGCAGATTCTGGCGCATCCGGAAAATGTGGCTTTGATTAAGCGATTGATTGGACTTGAGGAGATTGTAATCCCTGACGAGGAAGCGCGGACGAAACAGTTCCGCGAAATTGCTCAATTGGTGGTTGAGCAGCCTTTGCTGCATCGAGATCCAAGAACTGGGGCGGAAACGATTTTGCCGAGTATTTTGCCGGATGCATTTGCGGACGATCACGCGGTGGAGTTGGCTACTTGTAAGCGGTGGTTTAGTAGCGATTCGGGGCAGGTGGCTAAGATTGAGTCGCCGGCTGGGTATGCGAATGTTCGGGCGCATGCTTTGTTGCATCAGCAGTTTTTGAAGCAGCAGATAGCTCCGGGGGCGGATGGTCAGAATTCGTCTGGCGCTACCGGTTCGCAATAAATGACGGAAGGCAAGAGGGACGAAAATCGGGAGGGCTAAAGCACCCTCCCCTACTGAAGGCTAAAGGCTTCTTTCTACGCCGAAGCCTAGTTTTGCGCCGTAGGCGGATCTTTGCGATGGGGGCGGGGCTACTAGGCGAACTACGTGCTGCAATCTTTCTGGCTTGAACGGCTTAGCCATGCAGACTACCGCGCCGTATTGGTGGCTGGTGGAATAATCAGCGGGTTGCGCGGCTTGCGTGATTAGGATCACCGGGATGTGTTTCAGGCGCTCGTCTTTTTTTACGATGAGACAGAGATCTTGACCGCCAAGCTCCTCGCCTTCAAATTCTGCGAGGATCACAGCGGGAACGGTAGTTTTCAGTACATCGAGCGCTTGCTTGGCGTTTTTGACGATGACTACGTGATAGCCGTCCTGCTGTAGGAGGGAGCGCATAGTTTCCGCTAGGCGCTCGTCGGACTCGACGGCCAGAACCATTGTCTGTGGCGCGAAGGTTTGTGCGGCTACTCGAGTGCCGGCCGGTAGTTTTGTGTCGCGATTTGCCGCCGCGTCGAAATGGACGGCGACCGCCGGCCTGCCGTCTCGAGTCTCGAACATGCGGACGATCTTGGCGCGCTGCGAAGTATTGATCGCGGTGGCTGCGGAAGAATATGGAAAAGTAACGTCGAGAATTTGGCC